ATCTGCTTTGTCTGCTGATCCAATGACAGGTGCTACATGCACTCGCGTAGCGATTAGCAAGATACAATTTTCTACAGTTGGTATGAGCGTTAAAATAGAATTTGATGCTTCATCTAATGTGTTGGCAGCACATCTGCCAGCAGATTACGCTGACGAATTAGACTTTACCTCTTTTACTGGCATACCTAATAATGCTGGTTCTGGTGTCACTGGAGACATTGACTTCACAACAGTCGGTCATAGCAGTGGCGATGCCTACACAGTGGTTTTAACAATGGTGAAATCCTATGGCTAAACTTGAAGTCTTTCAAAACGGAAACTGGAATAATGGAGATCCTGTATACCAAGTTGGTATAAAGAACTCTGATGGTACATATGAAACCGTTGTCTTTGACTTAATGACCAAATCGGAAGCAGAGCGAGTTTTAAAAGAAATGAGCAAGGATTTGGAAGTTGTTAGATCAAGGACGAAAGACGGAACTTTTGCCAAGGATGATCCTAACACAAAAAAAAATGAGGCATGGGAAGTAAAGAAGAAAGCCCCTGCCAAGAAAAAAACACCAGCTAAAAAAACCCCTGTTAAAAAAGCTGTAGTTAAAAAGGCTCCTGTTAAGAAAAAAGCTTCTGCAAAAAAGAAAGTTGCTAAGAAGAAGTAATGCGAAATTATCGCAAAGAGTATGATGAGTATCACTCTCAGTCAAAGCAGAAAAAGCGAAGGGCTGGGAGAAATGCTGCTCGTAGAAAAATGTCAGAAGCAGGAAAAGTTAAAAAAGGTGATGGGAAAGATGTTCATCATAAAGATAGAAATCCCAAAAATAACAAAACAAACAATTTGAAAGTTGTTAGTAAAAGTAAAAATAGAAGCGTCAGGAGAAAGTAATGAGCAAGCCAGCCCAGCAGATAAGAGAGCAAATGCAAGGATTTTATGATAATCCTCTGAGAAGCGGAGGCATGTTCGGCAACCCAGTTTTGGGCGTTCCACAAGCAGATAGAGCTGCGCTTTTTTCATCAAAGTTACGTCAGCCTGAATACTCACCCCCTCCAGCAACAAATCCTTATGCAAAAATGCGTGAAGCTGCGTATTCAGGGCTTGGAAACCAGTATAGTAATGTGCAGATGTCAAACCCATATCCTCGCCCAATGCAACTTAGCCCACGATACAATCCTCCTATGGGCGGAATGTACGGTGGTGGATTTGGTGGGGGCTACGGTGGTGGAAAGGGTGGTGGAAGCATGTATGGCGGTGAAAACATGTATGGTATGGGCGGATATAGAGCTGCCTCTCCTTACATGCCTGGTAGATACGGCAATGCTATGACTGGCATGGGCGGTTATATGGGAGGATACTCTCCTTATGGTTATGGCGGAATGTCTCCTTATGGTGGCTCTATTTATGGGACTATGGGAAATACCAGAAGTCCTTTTCCAGAAGGATCGTATTTCTTGACACCGGGCGGAGCTAGAGGCGGTATGCCGCTATATCAACAGCTTCAAAATTACGGCATGATTCCTACATTTGATGGGGATCTTAGGGTTCCGCAAACTCCTTACGGGCAAGAAGGAGATCCTACAGGAGGAGGAGATCCTACAGGTGGAGGCGAAGATCCTTCAGCGAGTGCTGGAGGAGATACAGGTGAGAATGATGTAACAAATAACGGAGCAGAAACAACTCCATCATACGATATGGAAGCGTTACGAAAGTTTCTTGAGCAATACAATTATAACTTTAATCCATTTATGTAAAGAGTTTAGTATGCCAAAAAAGAAAAAATTAAAAAATGGTGGGAGAATAAAGCCTGCTAAATGTAGAAACGGAATAGCAAAAAAAGGCAAAACAAGAGGAGTAATGGTTTAGATGGCAACCAGTGGTACATTCGCATTTACTCTTGATCTTGCTGATGCTATGGAAGAAGCCTATGAGCGTTGTGGGCTAGAGCTTCGTAGCGGATATGATTATCGTACAGCCAGAAGAAGTCTTAACATGCTCATGCTTGAGTGGCAGAATCGAGGGCTAAACCTCTGGACTGTTAAAAATGCTTCTCAAACTTTAACGGCTGGAACAAGCACTTATGCGTTAACAGCAGAAAAACTAGAGATTGTTGAAGCGGTTTGCAGAACAGACGAGGGAAACACCTCGTTGCAAGCTGATTTAAGCATGACTAGAATATCGGTTTCAACGTACTCACAACAAACAAACAAGCTTACAGATGGAAGACCTATTCAGTATTTTGTAGAAAGAACGCCTAGCAACCTTAATATTGTTGTTTGGCCTGTTCCTGACGATACAAAAACATATATATTTAATTACTATTATATAGAGCGTATTGAAGATGCAGGCACTACAGCATCTTTAAATATGGATGTCCCTGCTAGATATCTTCCTTGTTTAACGGCTGGTCTTGCTTATTATATTTCAATGAAAAAGCCAGAGGCTCAAAGTTTAGCTCCTATGTTGAAGCAGGTTTATGATGAGCAATGGGAAATGGCTTCTGATGCAGCAAGAGAGAAAGCTTCCTTTCAAGTGTCTCCTGGTGGATATAGCAACCTATGAGCAATTATGCCAATGGAAAACATGCCTTCGGTTTTTGTGACCGCACAGGATTTAGGTACAGAAAAAAGGATTTAGTTCCTCAGATTGAGAATCAGCGTCCAAATGGTTTGCTGGTTGGAAGAGATGTGGTAGACCAAGACCAACCCCAATTGCAACTTGGAAGGCTTAACATGCAAGACCCACAAGCAATTCGCAATCCAAGGCCAGATGTTGGCTTGGTGGAAAGCAGAGCATTGTCTGCGTTTGATCCAGTAGGTGGAGGATTAACAGCATACGGAACAGAAACCCTTGGTCTTGACATAAAGGGAGAAGTAGGAAAAGTAACGGTGAGTACCTCCTAATGGCTTGGACATTTACTACATTAAAGAATGCTTTGCAGGACTATCTGGAGACAACGGAAACTACTTTCGTTAATAATCTTCCCACTATTATCCTGCAAGCAGAAGACAGAATACTTAAATCAGTTCAGTTGCCTGATTTTAGAAAAAATGCAACAGGCAACACATCTCAGGGAAATCAGTACCTTTCTATGCCATCTGATTTCTTGGCTCCGTATTCCTTGTCTGTGGATAATACCGGGTACGAGTTTCTTATATTTAAAGACGTAAACTTTATAAGAGAAGCATACCCTGCTTCTTCAACGACTGGAACGCCAAAGTATTACGCAATATTTGATGAATCTAACTTTCTTTTAGCACCGACACCTAATTACCTGACTGGCACAACAAACTACACGGTAGAGCTTCATTACTTTTATAAGCCAGAATCAATTACTGCGGCATCAAGTGGCACAAGCTGGCTAGGCACAAATGCAGAGTCAACCTTGTTCTATGGGTGTTTAGTTGAAGCATACACCTTCCTAAAGGGCGATGCAGATGTTATGCAGATGTATATAGCGAGATATGAAGATGCGCTAGGCAAGCTCAAGAATTTGGGAGAAAATTACGACACTACAGACAGCTATCGTTCTGGTGCGGTTAGGAACAGAAGAGCGTGATTAGCTCGTTAAGCGAAGCAGAAATAGGTTCTGTAGGAGTCCATACCACACATCAAAGAGGTATATCCCCAGAGGAAGTGGCCTCAAGGTGTGCAGACAAGATTGTTTCTGTATCAGAAAGTGCCAATCCCCTGATAAGGGAGCAAGCTAATGCGTTCAAGCAGAACATACAGAAAGTAATTGAGTTTTATGTCAGGCAAGGAATTAACGGGTACAAAACCGATTTGTATAACGAAGCGTTAAAGGCTGGAGATGACGGCCTAGCTAATATAATCAGGAGGCTATGATGGCTTTTAGCGGAAATTTTATGTGTACCAGCTTCAAGAAAGAGCTTATGGAAGCTGTGCATAACTTTAAAAACTCTGGTGGCAACACCTTTAACATTGCATTGTATACCAACAGTGCCAGCTTTAATGCGGCTACCACTGCATATACCACTAGCAATGAGGTAAGTGGCACAGGATATACTGCAAAAGGTGCTTCTCTTACCAGAGTAGATCCAACTACAAGTAGCACTACGGCTTTCACAGATTTTGCTGACGTAACATTTAGCTCATCTTCTATTACGGCTAGAGGTGCTTTGATATTTAACGACAGTGCCAGTGGAGATCCAACCGTTTGCGTTTTGGATTTTGGTGCTGACAAGTCATCAACAAGTGGAGATTTTACAATCCAGTTTCCAACTGCTGACGCGAGTAACGCTATTATCAGGATTGCCTGATGGCAGATGCGTTAGCCACCTATATTGGCTGGAATAGCTCTGGTCAAAGTTGGAACGGTGGCTCTTGGAACGTAGACCAAGCTATTGCTGGTGCTACAGCCTCGATAGGTAGCGTTAGTTTTGAAGGCGATGTAGTTGTAAGCCTTACAGGGATTGCTGGCACAGGTGGCGTAGGAAGCGTTACAGCTACTGGATCTGGGGTTGCTGCTGTTACAGGTATTGCTGGAACAGGAGGAGTTGGCAGTGTCACCATAGAGGGCGATTCGTCTGTTTCAGTTACAGGTATTGCTGGAACTGGTGCTGTTGGTTCTGTCACGGTAGCTCCACAAACAATAGTTTCAGTTACAGGTGTCTCCGCTACTGGAGCAATAGGTACAAGTGTAGTCTGGGTGCAGATTAGCCCAAATGTAGGAACAAGCTGGTCAACAATTAGCCCATCGCAAAGTCCGAATTGGGAAGATGCTGCGTAAGAGGATATAAACATGTCAAGTACATACACAAATTTTTTAGGTATCGAGAAGATAGGATCTGGCGAACAGTCAGGTACTTGGGGTGATACCACTAACACAAACTGGGATTTAACGGATGAAGCGATTACTGGTATTGTCTCTGTTACACTATCTAGTGCTGGCTCTTCTGGCTCTCCCACTGCCCTCCCGATTACTGATGGCGCAAGCTCGAATGGAAGAAATAAGTTTATCGAGTTCGTTGACGGAGGTGATCTTGGTGGAACGGCATACGTCCAGTTAACGCCAAACAATGCAGAGAAGATATGCTATCTGCGTAACAGTCTTTCTAGCAGTCGTTCAGTCATTATATTCCAGGGGAACTACAGTGCCTCAAATGATTTTGAGATTGCTAACGGCAAAGATGTTGTATTAAAGTTTAACGGTAATGGCACAGGTGCTACAGTTACGCAGGTATTTACAAACCTGTCTATTGATGCCCTGACATCAGGAGCCGCAACATTCAGCGGTGATGTAACCATTACAGGCACAACCCCTAGTCTTACGATAGGTGACGCTGGCGAAGAAGACACAAGCCTAGTTTTTGATGGTCACGCCAAGGACTTCTATGTAGGTCTTGATGACTCAGCGGATAAGCTGGTAGTTGGTGTCGGATCTACCGTTGGAACCAAC